GAGGGTTAGATCAGCAGTGGAACTAGTAAACTGAATATAGTCGAACGCCACTTAGTACCACGCCTCCCGGTAGGTCACATTGATGAGACCGAGCGTGCTACCGGAGTACGTCGTTGTCAGCGTGGTTGCTGCGTCATCAACGGGTGGGATAGATCCGAAGTTATAGACCGAAGTATCAATCACGTCCTGTCTGAGGGTCGTGACATACGACCCGCCAGCAGTGGACCTGAGCCCGCGGAGGACCGTCTGGTTTTCAAAGTTGACATACCAACGGACCTCGTTCGTACTGGTCTTGTCGATAAAGTCAAGACTGTTAAGTTTCAAAACCTGAGCGTCCATCGTGAACGTGACCGACGCCACGGTCGCAGCCGCATAGGAGACCGCCGAGGAGTAGATCAACTCAAAGGTTGGGAAAGCGATGGCCGAGCCCAGATTGGGCAGGGAGGTAGTCGCAGACGACGTGGTAATGGCGATGCTCCGCTCGGTGGCTGAGAACCGATATGGGGTCTTTGCAAGCAGCGTGAATCCTACCGTAGCAGCAAAGCCTTTGGCGGATACACCGATAGACTGCGATGACGTCAACGTCACGGTTGGCAACGTGGCAGGGCGCACGAGCATCATCATCGGGATGAATCCAGTCGAGTAGTTTGACGTATCAATGGTCGCCTGCGAGAAGGCCAACTGGCGGAAGCCGTAGTCAGCCTCATAGGTGCGAGGGATTGGGCGCATTGCATCGAGGAACGCTTGGATCTTGTCGCCAAGGTCTCCGCTTGATGTACCGAATACGCCGCAGACGATAGAGAGCGTACGCGTCCCAAGGTAGGTATCGGCTACGTCAGCCCCATCACGGAGCGCCCGCTTGTCGATGTACCCAACCAACGGAGCCTCGTTGAACCGGGCAGATAGCACCTTATACCCACCCCGTGGGGCAGGAGTCGTTACGTCTGAGGCGCCGATGCTATTGAAGTCAATCGTGTTTCCGCCAGCCGTCTGGTAGGTAATCGGTCGATTAAAATCCATTACCCGATCCTCCGCATCTTGCGGAGACGGGTTTCCTCTCGCCTCACGCGCTGTTGATTAGACAGTGCGATCTGGTTCATGGATAGGGCGGACACGTCGGAGTTGCCCGACTGGACCTGCCACTGCTGGAACGCCACACGGTCAGAGAGCAGGCGGCTGAATGCCTCGGCCTGAGCCCACACGCGCACAGCGTTGATTGCGGTTACATCCATGTCCGTCGTGGATGTGGACGAAGCGAGTTGGATGAATGTGCTATACCCAAAGATGCGCATCGTACCAGGCGATGAAAGCGTGTAATGGGGCGGGAAAAAGATGATGTTGTTGTGCACTTCCCAGCCTGAGTTCGGGCCGTCCGAAGTGGACGGGAGGACGGTCTCCTTGTACTTGCCGCCGCTGTCGTAAGAATCCACGCGGAACGGCCACGACACATCGGTAAGCGCAACGGAGAATACTGACCCAGAGACCGGCTGCGTAAACGCAGTCGTCTGGATAGCATCCTTCGGATAGAACCCGTTGACCCAGTCAATGCCTGAGTTGATGAGGTCATCGACCTCGCTGTCGGTCCAAGTCGCCCCGTTAGGGTCGCGTAGGTCCCGACGAACCATTGTCCGTAGACTGCTAAGTGTTTCTGCCATTCTTCCAAATCCCCTTATGCTCTACTGCCCACTTAAAGGCGTCTGCCCACTCGACTGCTCTGTCTTTGTAGTTGTATTCCTTGAGCACCCGTTCCTTCGCAGCGCCTGCCAGTTGCTCTCGTAGATCCTTGCTTCGCACGACTGCCTTGACGGCGTCGAACCATTCCTGCCGCCCCTTGGCGAGCATTCCGTCCACCCCGTGGCGGACCATGGAATACGGGGCTTCCCCGTACTTAAATCGTTCACCGATAAATGCCGCCCCGACCATCGCGTACTCCAACCAGTGGAGTTCCGACTTACACTTGTCAAAGGAGTCTCCGCCAAGTGGGGCGATGCCGACGTCTGCGTGGCTGCCTGTAAGCGTCTCCGCAAACCCTCGAATGTTTTCAACGTATGGGTAAGCCTCGTCAAAGAACGGAGCAATCACGTGCTCCGTGCCAGGGTTTACTCCGATGAAGACGTTCCAGAGTTCCTTGCGGAGATCTTCAATCGCCTTCCCTGCGTATCCGCCTTCCCACTTCCCTCCGACACCACTAGGGTATCCGGCGTAGTCGCGCATCCGTGCCGTGCTGCCGTAATAGACCACGCGTGGGCGGCTACCACCGTGTTCTGGGCGAGGGCGACTTGATGTATAAATCGAAGGATCGATTGCATTTCTAATTACCTTAATGTTATCGTTTAGATATCCGTACGCTTCCTTGATTGGTCCCGTACTTGTAGTCATGAGGTCTGCTCTGCGTGCCATCCGCTCAATGAGCGGTCGCTCCGCGGCGACGTCTGGAGAGTAGCCATTCCACGAGCGGATCTGAAAATGATTGTCGTCCGTCTCGTAGATCATCGCCTTCGTATTGCTCTCGCTCTCGAAGGCTGGCCACATCCACTCAGTGATTGAGTCCCGGATCTTCATCTCGTGCTCATGGCCCGTGATGAACTGTGGGTCCTTGCTCGCTGCCCCGCAGGTATCGCACTTGGCGGAGCAGTTGTAGTATCGGCGGAACATGATAACGTCCGCCCAGTCAATGTCGCTGGTATCAACGGAGAGCAGGCCCTTGGCCATCGCCTCCTGTTGCGTCATGCCCTTTGCTTCGTCTTTAGCAATGAAGTTGACTTTGTCGATGTGGCGGACTTCGATGCCCATCTTCTTCCACTCTTCATCGAACATATGCCCACGGAAGTAGGCGCAGGGCCCCTGCTCAGCAGTGCCCCATACTAGGACTTTCATATTCCTCCAGTCTGGATTAGGCCATACTCGCCCAGACTCATTCTACCTGACTTTCCCCCCGGTGTCAAACGACACCGGGGGTACTCATCTGCCTAAAGGCTTAGACTGCGACCGTAGCCTGAGTCTTCAAGACACGGTATCGAGCGCCCGCTGCGTCAAGCAGGAGGGAGCCGAAGCGCATCTTGTAGCCAACCAGCGCCTTCTGGGCGAGTGGGTCGGTGTGATCACCACCCGGAGCCACGAAGTACGACTGGAGCGTCTGGCTATCGCCAATCGTGTAGGCGTCTGGTCCGAGGAACAGAGCGTTGTACACGTTGCCGCTCGAAGCACCAGCGGTCGCGTAGACCTTGGCGTCCGAGGAGACGATGAAGCGCACGCCAGCGAACATACCAATCTCATTCGTGAGAAGCGGCATGTTGTTGACGTACTTGTTCGCCTCGATCCAACCATTCACGCTGGTGTCTGACACGAGGTCATACTCCTGTGAAGGGTGGATGATGCAGCGGTACGTGCCGTCAGCGAACTGAGGAACGTTGCTGCCCTTAAGGCGAGCAACCATGTTCTTAACAAACGCACCCGTAAGCACGCCCGCCGTAGCAACTGCGCTGTTCGCCGTGTTGGCGGTCAGCGTGGTTGCGCCCGTGGCGCCAAACACTGCGGAGGTAAGAACGTTTGCGTGAATGTTGTCGCGGACAAGAACGTCCATCGAGCGGGTCGCATTGTAAGCAATGCGCTCTGCTGCGATTGAGATCAGGTCATGCGGCGAGTCGATCTGCGCGAGGTCAGAGACTGCAACCGTTGCACCATACTGTGCAGCGGTGAAGAACTCGGACGAAATCGTCAGTTCGTTATCGGTTGGCGCGGTACCTTCCGAAAGTGCCGTTGTGTTGACCGCGAGGTCAGCGTAACGTGCATAGCGGAGGGTGTTCGTGCCCTTAATGAAGCGAGCAGGGACATAAAGACCCGGCATCGCGTGAACGGCTCGTGCTCGCAGTTCCTCTTGCGCTCGTGCAGAAACAAGTTCCTGTACTAGATCAGAAAAACCGGAGGTAGCCGTAGTGGTGGTAGCCATCTACTGTACTCCTTTTTATCGACTAAATGGATTCCCCAAGGCCTTCATCCTTTCAGAGATGTCTGCACTTGTGGCTTTCTTGACTTCCACTGCTGGCTCACGCCGTGGATTATTTGGATCAATGCGAGGCGCCGACTCAACCTCAGAAACGCGGGAGTCAAGGAACTTCTCAAAGGCGGCCGCTCTGGCCTCCTCGTCCAAGTTCACAGTGTCCTTGCGAAACTGTGCGTAGAGTGGGTGCTGCCTTGCGAGCCGCTCCTGTCGGGCTTCCTCTTGCTGTGTAGCAAGGGAATCCTCTAGTGCCTTAATCTTGAGTTGAGCCCGCTCGTATTCCGAGAGGTTCTTCTCTTCGATCTCAGCCTTCCACCTCTTCAGGTCCTCAGCCTCCTTGCGGATAGCATCGAGTTCCTTCTTGGTGGCGGTCAGGGCTTGGTCCTTACCAGCCAGCCGCTTCTTATAAGTGGCGACGTCTTCGCCCTCGACCTGAGTGGGCGTATCCTCAACAGGGGCCGTAGCCTCTACCGCTGGGATCTGAGCCGACTCGGCGGGAGCCTGAGTCACGACTTCATCCGGCATTACTGTTCTCCTTCTTTACTTCCTCCCACGGAACTTCCGTGGTTAATTTTTAATTTCAAGGGCGTCTGATGGCTCTTGCTCGGCGCCACCAATAAACGGTACTTTAATATCAACTCCATCTCCAAAAATTTCACTAATTCCTTCAATTGCAGATACGCCCTGTCCCAAGACTGATCCCCTAAAGATCTGATCGCCTATTCCCCTCATGAGTCCGGGAACATCGGCACCCTCACCCTCTAGTCCGGGCTTGATAATATTTGATCGAATGTTTGCTGGGACACTGAACCCAAGTTGACTTGGGATTCCCGGGAATAGCATGTTGATAAAGTACGAGAAGTTTGGGTTTTCCTCGAAGAACTTTAGAAGGCCTCCGTCTCCGTACTCCAACTCCATAATCAACTGCTCAGAGATATTTTCATAGGCGTTGTACCCAACCCCAATCCTTTCAGCCCCAACAAACGGAACTCTAGTAAAGAGGGCCTGAGCAAACTCAGGAATAATCTTTGTTACCATGTAGGACAACGGATAGATTGCCAGGAATGGATGGTTGAGAGAACGGACCCAGTAAGGGACCTCATCGGAATAGTAAATCGACCGCTGACCAACCTTAGAGGCCTTGAAGTATGCATACTTGTACGCCTCTACGGCATTATAGAATGCATTCTTCATCTCTGGCGAAGCATTTGCGAGCCGGGTGGCAACCGTCTGTCCGATAAGGTCGTCCATGTACCTCAACGCCGCAAGGGGGTCATCCCGGAGGGCAATGTCAAGGGACAACTGGTATCCAATTTCGTATGGATCGGCAGTATTATAAAACTTAGTTAGATCATCAAATAGTTTTGGGCTTTGTGCAGACATATCCTTAACGAATTTGATTGCAGCCTCTCTTGGGACAATCTCGTTAAAGGAGTTTCTTTTTCTACCACTGACGTCAAAAAATGAACCGCGGTTCTTTTTCGCCCACTCTTCCAACTTATCAAGGAATCCCTTGTTCTTTGACGCAACCTCAGCCGTGGCGTAAAGATTTGCCCTAGTCAATGCCACCTGAGCGTCTCCATACTCACGGATAACAGACCGTTCGCTTACCATTGCGCGGGCAATAATGGTAGACTTTGTTTCGTCTAGAATAAGGTCGCGCTTGCTTTGATATGCGCCCCGTAAATACTGGAAGAATTTTGGCTCGATGTTTTCTTGTACGTACCTAAAGAATGGATTAAATACACCAAACCTTACAAGCGGATAAATATAGTCTGACGCAACCATAATTGCTGGAAACTTGTTCTTGATCGAGGCAGAAATCTTTGGGATAACGCCTAGGCTTGAAAGATCTCCATTTAAGGATTTAAGAAGCAACTTAAGCGCAACTCGATCATCGTACCCGTTACCTCCTGACCTAGCCAGCCTATCGTACGCCTCTTTTCCGATGGTCCTCTTTGCAACTGCGTCAATGGTGGAACTTCCACGCTTGATGAACTGTTGTCCAATAGCGCCTCGAAGGCTAACCTCTTCGCTTCTGGCGTAGTTATTTACTGCGACCCATAGTTCTCGAGCCTCACCTCGTGAAAGACCCCTTTCAACATTTTGCAAAACAAACCTTTCGTATGATCTTTGCAAGATGTTTCGCGTTGATGGCGTACTTGATAATACGTCAAAAGCCCTCATGAGAGCAGACTTTCTTGCGGTAACCGACTCAGCGGTCGCAAGCGACGTCTTGTAAGCAAAATCGTCGGCAAGATCTGCAAATGGGGTCACCAAATTTGCGACCGTGTCAAGACCATCTAGGCTTGGGACCACATCGATCACCTCCCTGAACCCCTGCTCCGGGGCCAGAGAAATTTCGTACCCACCGGCCTTTAGTTTTGAGGCCATTGACTGAACTGCTGCCGGCATCTTGGCAACAAGCGAATCAGGAATACGAGTAATCTTCACATTGGAGTTCTTGATAAAATCAAGGACCTTTGAGGCAGATAGTTCATCGTCTGGCGTTGCTCCAAACCGCGTATACAGTTCATCATACTTATTGATGTACGAGCGGAGGATTCCCGGAACAGCATCTGGAGTTGCGTTTTCAAGTTCTGAAACAAGTCGCGCTTCAACTGCGTCATCAAGCGAACGCTCGGACGCGATTGTAAGCCTTGCAACAAACTCTCTAACCTCTTCAGGGAATTCTCCGGCGGAGTTTCTAAGGGCAACCATTTGTCGACGGTATGATCCAAATCCCTGTTGTCGAGCAAACTCAAGCGCCTCAACTGCTGCTTGACGATCACCACTACGTACTGACCGCATGATATCATCGGTTAGAGGTTTTGCTGCATCGATAGAAATGTTTAGCGCATCTGAAATCCAATTTGAGACCAACCGCTCTGCCTCATCTGTATTCCCAATGAGGTACTCAAGGTCTTGCATGGACTCCCTAAGGATTCGAGCAGCAGGAATTTCTAATTCCTTTGCAAAGGTTTCTACCTTTACTTTTAGGATATCCGATGCGCTTCGTTCCGCGATCTCTCTCTTTGCGTTTTGATTCTGTAGTTTTATCGCAGTGCTTCGCTTAAGGTTAGAAAGATCTTGTTCGCTGACCCCTCGACGGAGAGCATTGATGATATTGTCGACCTCTTCTGCGTTGTCTGGGAACACTGCTTCAAGTGCCCGACGAAGTTGCGGCAACGCGGCGGCCTCCCGTGCCGCACTCCCAACGCCCGGACCAACAGTAAGCGCAATTTTGTCAATGATAGAATTTGCAATCTCTTGCGAACCGATAAACGACTCAGTTGCATACCGGCTTTGGGCAGCAGATCCAACAATTACAGACATAGTACTATTAAGGTTGTCAACAAGAACTTGCTTTCCAACTGGGGCAGCAACTCCGTTGGATCCAGTCCTTAAAAGACCAGATGCAATTTCAATTCTTCGATCAATTTCTACTGGGTTCATGGAACCCCTAATAACCCTCTGGAATGACTCGTGCCCTAACTTCGTTGCCTTCTGCGCTTTAGTTGCTCCAACACCAAACTTTGCCGCACTCGCTGCTACCTTGAACGGCGTCGAAACCGCCTTGGTAATTACAGCGCCGGGAACATACGTCAATGGGTCAAAAAGGAAGTCTAGGACGAGTGCCGGGATTCCAGTACCGTAAGTAGTTCCGGACTTGAAAAGCAAGTCTCCAGCCTGAACGTAATCCCCGCGACTCATTGCCGTCTTGACATCATTTGGCAAATCCTTAAAGGATTCACCACCAGTTGTCATGACTCTTCCTTGAGCGACCCCACGCTCAACTACATCGCCAAAGAACCCAAGTGCGTCGAGCGCTAGATTTCCTGCGCCCTCAAGCAACTTGAGCGGGACGTTTGCAACATCCTTGACCTTCGGGCCTCCCTCAAATCCAATTTCTGAAATGTTAGTAGCAACCTCACCAGCAAATGTGCTAATTGGTTTTCCAAAAACTGGAACGCTTTGGGCGACTCCAGCAGTAAACCCAACGGCAGCCTCGGCCAGGGCACCAGCCTCGCTAATGACCTCCCCCGGCTTTTGCTCTAGGCCAAAACTAAATTTACCAACATTAGGGTCAACACTTGGTCCGCCTCGACCAAGCGTAACCCTAGGCGCTTTATATCTAGGAGCGCTATAGGATGATCCTCGATTCGGGTCTGTAAGAGTTGGCATTAACCCTCCTTAAACCTTAAGGTTTATATTGCGAGAGGAACTACCGCCAAGAGGCGTAGTCTTGGTTGACCCGCCAACGTTTGGCATGGAGAATCCGGGAGTCCCTAGTGCGCGAAGTTGGCCAAGCAACTCAGCCTGAGTATCGCCCTCAGAAACTCCAAGCCCAGCCCTTTGCGCTGCCGAAACTACCGGCATGGTCGGTGCCGTAAATTTTGGAATTGCGAGTGTAAGCGGTGTTCCGAAATCCCTTCCAGTGCTTACCGTCCCGTAATTCGGGTTAGCATATCCCGGGAGTGATGGTGTGGTTGAGACACGGGGTGCTGTAACCCCAGTGGCCATAGCGGCCCTTGTCGCCCCAAGCGCTTCAGAACGAGTGTCCTCCGCATAGCCAGTGAATCCAACCTTCCTGAAGAAGTAGTTCATTGACGAGTCGGCAGGCTTAACATCCTTCTTATCGAGGAACGTTGATTCTAGATATGGCTTAACATTAGGAGCGTCGATTGATTTCCTTACGTCAATGACGGCAGGGAATGACTGGCTCGACTCGTCCAACTTCTTTCCAAACGAAGAAACCTCAGTCGCCTGATCCTTCCTAACAAATAGGCCCGGCTCTTTCTCAATGTAGGCATCTCTGTACGGAATGGCACGCCACTCCGGCCTTCCATTCCGGATAACAAGAACTTCCTTCTTGTACTGCTTTCCTTGGAAATTGGAATTCTGCCCCAAGAAAGTATCGAATGAGGAAATGTTTGCCTTGTTCTCGGAGATTTCCATGTTACGCTCTCCGGCCCTAAACTGATTGTACAGATTTTGACCTTGCTGGTAAATCTCTATTGCTTCAGTAATTTCTTTTGCCTTTTCTTCGTCGACAACAGAAAGGAGTGCCTTAATCGCTCCTGCTCCGGCAAGACCACCCGGCCTAAATCCAGCACTGATTGCTTCTATTGAGCCGCTACTATTCTTAGACGACCCTGAGGTCTTGCCAAGAACTGCATCTGCAAATGAAACTTTTTCCGGCTCAATAACTTTCCCCTGTCCGTTTGTTGCGGAGGTTCTTAGAGGGGTCCAAGGCTTTTGTTCACCGGGCTCATCAAGAACACTTTCCTCTTGGTCAACCCTAATTCTCTGCTGACCATCTGGACCAATTTCAATCTTATTGCCATTTGCTCCTGAGAACGGTGGAGTTGTATACCTTTCACCAGTAGACTTATCTACCCAGATACCCTGATCCGGGAAATAGAATCCCCATGTGTTCACAGTCTGACCCATCGCCACGCCCTCAACGGCAACTCCTTGAGAAATTGTTGCTCGAACAACGCCGTTATCATCCCTGGTGAGGAACATGTGCTCGCCGCGACTCAAATCAGCCGGCCTTGATGGGATGGTTGCCTGTCTTCCGTCTGGTCCCGGACCAATAATCATGGTACCGTCAATAAGTCCAGTTGCGTTCTTTGCGGTATCAATAACGTTCTGAGCCTCAAGGTCTTCAAATGTTCCTGTATATCCTTCCGGGAGTTTTACGTCACGGTTGAAATATCCAGCAAACGTTGCCCCATATCCAGTCGCCGGAGTACTTGTTGAGGTTCCGCTATAGATTGCCTTTTCGTTAGCAATTAGTTGTTCCGTGAATGCATCTTTCGGGGCAGCCATCCCCTTCCCGAAATACCTGGTGTTGTTACCGGATAGGAACTGTAGCCACTGCTCATTGATAGCCTTAATGCTTGCGTCATTTCCATTGGCCCTGGATACAAGATCCAGACGGATGTCGTAAGCATCCTCATAGTCTTCCATCGACGTGTCAAGACCAGTCATGCTGCGCAACTGCTTTGACTTGTCCTTGTAAAACTTAGCCTCTGACGCCGCGCCGTTAGACGATGCGTAATTGTATAGGTCTGCAGATGCACCTCGGTACGCCTCCATCAGGGAGTCGTACTGTGCTCGTAATTCCGGGCTTACATCAAGGTACCTAATCAACTGCACCGCAGTCCCGATAGAGTCCGTAACGCTTGTGCCGTAGATCTGATCAATGCTAAACACCTTTGTCTCACCACCAATGACGAGTGGAACATTCCTCATCATTTCATTGATGCTTGCCTCAATTGACTGGATCTCCTCTACGCGTCTCTTGTAACCAGCGTTGTATGCTGCAACCTGGGCGGCATTCAGATCTGATCTCTTGCTTTCAATCTCAACCTTGATGTCTGATGCAAACTGCGATTCACCTAGTCCGGCGTCCTCAAGTTGCTGGAGTTGCGTCTTGGCCCATTCAATCCAGTTCTTGTTGGAGTTAATTTTTGCAGTATAGCCTTTATTTTTTGCTTTGGCTAGGGCAACGTTATACTTATCAATTTCTTTGTTCCAGATCGCCGCTTGAATGCCAACACCGATGTCAAATGCGGCAGGGCTTCCCTTTTCTATCCCTCGCATTGCAATGCCAGTCATGCTTTTGAACTGCGCGACATCAATAGCGCCGGACTCAAGAGAGGCGGTCTCTCGGACCACGATGCTACTTGCTCGTTCTAGCAAAGCATTCTCCTGGTTCTGCCCAGTAAGTCGACCAATCGCAACATCAGTCTTCGCCACAAGATCCTCGAACGAGGTGATTCCAGCGGTGTACTCTGAGGCAACAATGCCGACGTAGTCCCTTGTCTTCTGTGTTAGGAGGGCTTCAAATTCAACTCGCTCCTCCGCGCTCAGGTCCCCGCTACTAAGTAGCCCAGAGATCTGTGAGTAGAATTCATCGTATGATTCACCGCCGCTTGCGTTAAACGCCGTCGATGCGGCGCTAACAGTGCGCTGTCTCTCTTGTCGCTTTGCATTCTCCAGCATGTTCTGGTAATAGGCAAACTCGGATGAGTTGGGATCAAGTCCGGCAGTGCGCGAGTTTACGTAGTCCTCAATGTCAAGTGCGGTCGGTACAGACCCACCGAACATTGTCTGGTCACTGAACGCATTGAGCAACGCACTCTCGTTACGCTGAATGCTGTTCTGGATCAGGTTACTGATGAACGAACTTAGGTTGGCTGACCCTGAGGTTGCCCGACCGAATCTACCTCGACGTGCCATTAGACAATCTCCTCAGCGACTGGCGCTGCGTTCTCGGCTAGGGCGTTGGCCGGGGTGGCCTCTGCCGGTACCTGTGACTGGTTCTCTGCTTGGTTAAGCGACTGCGTACCAGCCGCTGGTGCTTGTAGTGTACGTGCCGTATTTGCTACGCTGGCCTGCTGCTGAGCGAACTGCTCGGCCGCTGCCTGCTGCTGCTGAAGTCCCATCTGCTGGAACATCTGCATCAGGTTGGCCATCGCCATCACGGACGACGGGTTGAGGGTTGCGTCGGTCTGCTCCTCGCGGATGACCATCATCTCGCCCTCTGGGTCCTCTACGCCCACACGGTCCATTGCGCGCTCCGCGCTCCAGACTCGGTTCTGGACGAGGTTGATTGCTGTCTGTGCCAGTTCGAGCGTGTCTCGTGGCGTCAGTTCTGGTGGGGTGATGTCGAGTCGGTAGTTGCCGTTGAAGACAAGTCCGACCTCTGGTTGCTTCTTCTCCCAGATCTGTGCGCACATCTTCCACGTCTGCTTGATCCACGAGTAGAGCAACTTGCGCTTTGGCGCAATGCGTGCCTCGTAGTTGGCAACGAGAGAAGCAATGGCACGGGACGATCCGAGCACTCCCGACGGCGCAAGGCCGAGGAGGAGGTCGTTCAGGCCCGTTACCACCGCGATCTCACGGTCGATACGGCGGTTGTAGTCTTCGATCTGGAACTGTGGAATGAACGGGGAGATCGGACGGATCTCGTTGCCAGGGCCAGGTGTTGCCATCTTGCCGGGCTTCGGGATTGCGTTTGGTGGTACCTCGTCAGGTGCCTCTGGTCCAACCAACTGGAACATCTGTCCGCCGATGACCGAGTGGATCATCTGCGCCTGGTTGGTGATACGCTCGTCCTTCTCGCGGAGCAACTGCTCCACGTCGTAGAGTTCTGGCTTGCCGTATGGGCTTCCCGGAACCTTAGCGTTCGCAAGGAGGACGTACGGGATCTCGCCATTGAACTCAGGGTGAGAAGTGTTCTTAACAACTGTGTTGCCGACGAGGATTGCATTGTAGACCGTCGGGGCCTTGCCCGGTGCTCCCGGTACCTTGTACCAGTAGTCGAACACTTCGACCTGCTGCATCTCGTATGGAGTCTCGCGTCGGAGCGGGTTGCGCTCGAACTGATTCTGGTAGACGTTGGCAATCGGGTCATCGTGCGTCGAGGCCGTGTAATTGTACCACTTGCCGCCCTGCTGGGTGGCGACGACCTTGATGCCGTAGTCCTCTTCGACCGCCTGCGGGCTCATGCCGTAGGTGTAGAGAGCCCAGTCCAGTCGGCTGAAGTCGGACATGCCGAAGCCGAGATACAGGTTCTCTGGGGTCTGGACGATGCGGATGCGAGGAAGTTTTGCCTCGGCATCCCAGTAGATCTTGCCTGCAGTGTAGCCGTAGAGGGACTTGATAAAGCAGGCATCTTCGAGCATGAGATCAAACTCATTCTCTTCTGCCCATCGGAAGAAGAGTCGCTCGGCATCAGCCGCAGCATCTCGGTCCTCTGGGGCCTCGCCGGCAGGGACGTAGTTGATAACCGGCATAACGGCTTGGAGCGATGCCGGGATGTTGACATAGGCGGCGTGCACGTTGACCGAGACGTGTGCTCGTCCCGCCGTGCGTGCCGTGGCGTCATCGGCCCAGTGGTCAGGACCACCGATGGTGATGACGTTCGGGTGATAGAGATTGTCGAAGCGTCGGAACAGTGCTCGGAGTCGGTTCTGCTCTGGCTCTGCCGTCTGCTTTCGCATCAGCACTTCACCGTAGAGCAGGTAGTTCTCGTCCTGTTCGGCTGGGATGTTCTGCATCGACAGCGACGTCTCAAGCAACTTGACTGATACGGCCTGAGCCTCAGTCAACTTCTTGACATCGAGTTTCTGGAATCGCTTGGCAAGCGGCTTACCCTGTCCGCCAGCGGAGGCGTTAACACGGGTCGGGCTAGTAGCAATAGCGGGGCCAGTAGCAGCAATGCCGCTGGTCGCCCCGGCTGGGGCTCGACGGGAGGAAGCGCCGGAAACCCCAGCCGGGGACGTAGAAGTCTTAAGTGGCGCACCACCGCCGAGCGGCTCATAAACCCGCTCTCCACGGCCAATTCGCTTGGCCTTATCAACAGCCTTGCCGATAGAGGCAATCTGTTCTGGGGTCGCTACATCTGGGTCAGTGGTGTACTGCCCCGGAATTGCTCGTGTCCCCTGAAATGCGCGGGGAACGCCTCGTACCTTAGCCATCAATCACTCGCTCCATAATAGGTGAACACCGGATCTTGCACTGGCTTCTCCGGGTTCCTTGCCGCGTACCATACGGCGAGGGCTAGTGCCATCACCGCGTCTGTTTCAAGTTTCTTGTCCATTAACTTGTATGAGAGCAACTGCCTCCGAAGGTCGTCCCACGGTTGCCCGCGAGGGATGACCAGTGTTCCGTGATCCATCATGGACTTTAACGTCGAGAGCAAAGCCAACTTCTTGGACTTGGTCCCACCGAAGTCATAGCCACGGAGTGGCTTGATCACGTTAAACTCTTGACGGAACAGGCGTCCTCCGAGCCCAGTCTCGTCTACAATAGTGGTGCAGAATGCTCCATCCTGCTGGTACAAGAGAGAGTTCTCTCGGACCATGTTTACCACGGCTGGAATAGTTTGCTTTCCAGATCGTCTTCGTGCTCGTACTCCCACGATTCTGTTGCGGTCTGTGTAATCGAGTACGACTGTCCATGTAGCGTCAGAAGAAATACCGGGGTCACATCCTTGAACGTACCGATGTCCTTTTTGTGGCGGAACATCCCCACTAGCGTCAGGATCAAAGGTTCCTTCGACTGACTGTGATGCGAAGTAGGAGTCCCGCGCTTCGATGAAGAATCCGTCGACGTTTTGCGGGATGAGGTATTCCGCTTGCTGCCTGACGATTGCTTCGAAGTTGGTGGCGTCAAGTCCGTATCCAACATTGTCGCGGGTTGAAAGTCTGAAAGAAATGAACTGAGAGTCACGGTTGGGATTGTCGGGGTTTCCCATTTCCCAGAGGTCGGAGTAGTCTCCGATTCCTTCTGTCGGGGTCCCGATGAAGTGGAGCGGACCTCCCGTCGAGAGCCGTCGGAGGTTGAGGACCTCTTGGTAGATCTCCACCA